AAGAGAGTTACGCACTACCTCGTTGTACGCGACAAAAAGATACTAGAGTGGCATAGCCGCGATCACCGTCAACATACATTCGATCTGAAGTGTGGAGTGCATTTCTATCGAGTCATCGCCGTCGATGTCTATCTGCAAGCTGACATGATCCAAGTCAAACTCAAGCGCACTTGTTGAATAGGAGATAACATGCTTTGGACAATTCTTCTCGTCCTACTGATTGTACTACTCGCTCTCGCTCTGTTTAATCGACTGAGGTAGAAAGGAGGAGAGGTCTACCAATTTCGTAACTCGACAGGAGGACTAATGCTAGAACCACATTGGGTACAGTTCCATGATGGTGCGGGGAATTCATTCCCTATGCTTGTCACTCAGCATGGTGCTGATGAACATGTCGGCGGTTCTGTTCTATGTGTTGAGCCGCCGCCTGAGAGTGATGCCGGACTTTCCGAAGGTTGGAATAACCGACTTCATATCGGTCGTGGCGATGTATCTAAGGGAGCATCGTGGTCGCCTATTGACGGCGTTGATCCCGGTGAGGAGGACTAGTTAATGGATGCAGCTTTTTGGAGTGCTTTCTGGAACGATGAGAGAACGCAAATTGTTCTACTTCTCATCGCTTTGGATCTTGCACTCGGTGTCCTTGCGGCATTGAAGGCTGGAGGCTTTCGTTTGAGCTTCCTGTCCGACTTTGCTCGCAACGACATCATCAATAAGGTGCTGCCGTTCGCGGTACTGTATGCGGGTTACAAGTACGCGGCTAATGCAGACATCGTGATTCCTGGCGTCGATCTTGAAATGATTATGAACGCCGCCTGGGTTATCGTTATGGCTGCATTGGGTGGATCGTTGTTGAATTCACTCCGTGATCTTGGCCTTGGGACTTCGCTTCTACCTGATCCCATCGCTGGCCCTGATCCGGCAACTCCGACTCCACCGCCGTCTGACGTTGACCCAAACGCTAACGGCTAAAAAGATTACTTCGTCCGGCTCGCGAGCAATAGGGCTGTTGTCCTAAACAGGGCCGATAAGAACGAAGTAATAGACGGGGCGAGTCGTATCCTCTCCTGCGGCTCGCCCCGTTTCTATTCATAGATATCGCGAGGATTCTTTTTTAGAGGCTCGTAATGCATACCTTGCTGATCTACAATAATAGCTTGTACGATAGATAGGATTTCGGCTAGCTTCTCATCAATGCAAAAGCGGCATATGTTGTACGCTGCCAAATGCATCCCATGTGGGCATGACTCTTCCATGTTCCTCTCCTTTATACGCTACTCCGGTTTGTCACAATATGTTCGGAGGAATCGGCCAATCCTTTTCAATCTCTGCAGTTGCGACTTCTGCCATCGCTGTCTTCAACTGATCACGTTCATTCTCCAACTCCTCCAGCTTCTCTTCAAGAGCGTTCACAGGAGTCATGTTCCAACCAAGCTGCTTAAACGCTGCTCGGATAACTTCTAGATGTGCTTCACTCATATCCAGTTCTCTTTTGCCCACTCCATTGTTACTAGTTCTGCGGTATCGAGATTCACACCCATTTCTGCGCCGTGGCCGTACATCGTCCAATGCAGAAGATGTTTCACAGCACTACGCCCATGATGGAATTCGTCGCCTTTTTGGTACAGGCCCATGTCCTTCAGTCTCTTGTCGGAGAAGTAGGCTTTCTTGCCCTGAATCGATGGATCTTGAAATTTGAGATATGCCCCTGTGGTAGCGCAGTAAAGATTGAGGATACCGATAAGCTCCACAGCGTAGAGATCCACTCCGGTTTGATCGCGGTTCTGCCGAAACTTGAATTCCTCACAAATGTAGTTCTCTTCGCCGAAGCGTTTCAAGTAATTCCAGAAACCTAACTGGCTCCATTGTTCCTGAGCATAGGCGATGTAGGGCTTTGAATCCTTGTAAACTCCTACGGCGTATCCGGTAGTTCTACCGGGGTCGAATGCTGCTACAAGTGTAAGATTCTTTACCATTTAGTTCCACACCTGGCCCTTCTGTGGCCCTGCTGCGGCCACGCGGCTTGGGAGCCGCACCCCCTTAAGGAACAATGCGTAACAATCGCACGCGGCGACGGTCACGGCGCAAACGGGAGCCAGCCGAAGTGACGCACGACGAGAAAAATGGGGATGCCTACAAAGATTTCAAAGAATAGCCACATCTTCCACAAAGGAGCATGAGTTCCATACTTACGCATTATTCGTCACTACCAAATGGACCTTTGAATGCTTCCCAAGGCTTCCACTTACCACCTAGACGTTCACGCTTCCACAGCGTACCATCATTGGCAAGACCTATAAGGATGACGATACCTATCGGTGCCCCAATCATTTCGATCTGTACAAGCTTAGGATTCATCGTACACCGTTTCAAACATGTAGTCGCCTCCGGGTTGCGTGCAGTCTTCACACATCACGATCTTGTTTCCTCCTGACCCTGGGAAGATAGAAGCGACGATGTCGTCAACAATAGGGTTCTCCTCAGTCTTGAGAAATCCCGACACGCTATCCTCAATATAGAGGTCACCGACTTCCAGCTTACGGTTGCAGCCAGCACAGATCATGCGTCATACTCAGCTTGCGCGATAGATTTCGGATCGACATTGCCCACACCAGCACCACACTCGGCGCACAAAAGAACGCCAGTGAAACGATTGTGCCTTGTACCATCAGGATCGCTCCACGATGAATGCTGCTGGATAGCGCCTGCAGTCCTGTGGCGGGGGCAACCAGGCAAATCGGTTCGGTGAATATCTTCGATCTTAACCGCTACCCGATTGACTTCGGGCATGACTTCTTGATGATCTTCATCAACTTGGATTTCTTCCCAGGGCATTAGTCTTGATCCTTTCTAATCCACAGTAGGTTCCAGTCGAACATGTATGCCTTTACGTTATTGTGTTTGACGAAGTCCATGAAGTATTCGCCGATAGATGGGAAGGACTCGTCACGGTAGGGTACTTGGATATCTTCCACGATGTAGTAGCCACCTTCGATAACACTCGGCCAGATTTTTTCGAACGCAATAAAGACGTCGGTATTGTAGTGCGAGCCGTCATCGATGACAATGTCTACGGCGTCAGCGATACCTTCTAGCTCTTTCACATCCATCTGCAGATGAGTATAACCAAGGTCTTCTACATCGAGATTCGGTTGGATATCGATACCGATTACTCGCGCATTAGGAAAGTATTCAAGCCAAGCTTCTATTGAGCCACCACGGTCAACACCGATCTCTACCACACAGCGGACATGGTAACGGATCGGTTCGAAGATCCTTTCATAATGCGGTACGAACCCATTGGCTAGTTTATCGGTCTGCTTGCCCAGGAGAATGTCTGTGAGATTCAATGCTTCTCCAACTGTCGGGATTGCCATTCTGACTCCACCATTGCAAGTAGGCGATCTCTGACTTTGCGTGTATCCATGAGAGCATCGTCGTTATCGATAGCTTCTCCGATCATGGCTCGACGGATTGCATCGTAGACTGACACGTCAAATACTATCCACTGTTTTGGGACAGTACCAGGCTCATATGTTTCCCAGATCGGAAAGCCGTCTTCGGAAAGCCGTGCAACTTGTTTGCCATCGTCGCTGAACATGAAGATATCATATCGATCTGCTTCAGGTCTGAATACGATTCTAGCTTTCATTCGACTGCCTCGTAGGTAGCTTCGAAGATGTCCGGTTTGCACGGATAGAATTCACCTTTTATACCCTTGATGATCCAATCACCTGGATCGGCACGCATGTCGCCTTCAAGCGTATGAATGAGGATGGTGTGATCGGCGATGATTTCAAATGGCACGACGTGTTCATTTATGAATGCTAGCAACTCGTCGTCATTATCACCAGCAATTTGAACAGCTTCGATTTCAACTGGCTTCTTGCGATACTTCATCATTCTCTCCTTGGTTCACGAATCTGACTTGAACATCCTTCAGACCCTTGAAGTCGGCCATCGCATCGAGAATTATAATCTTTGCTGTTTCATCGTCGATGTTCGCCCAGGCATCCCAATAAGCATCGATGACAATGTACCTACGGATCGTTTTCATTTTTGCACCACCACGAATCTGTCGTCTAGGATAGGCTCAATTATTGGTTTCACATCAAACCAGCTTAGCTTGCCATTCCCACAGCCGGGTCGAGGAAGAACTACTTCTTTCCATCCCATAGTATCTGTTAGCTCAACTAGCTCAAGGGCACTACGAGCAATGAGTTCGTAATCAGCTTCCTCATACCAAACGTGCTTAACTGGAAACGTTAGGAGAGTGGTAACCTCGTCGTCATGGAGCATGTCAAGTCCGTATACATGGTTCCCGTTGTCTTTAACTACGCGACCAAACAATGCGGGGAGACGAGGCCATCTTTCCTGAGCTTGCCCTGCTACACCCGCACCCATTACAAGGTTACCATTGTTCTTCACAAATCCATTAGTGGTGATACATATAGCATCGGCTGATTTGCCACGTTCCCAAAGGTCACCGCGTTCTTCTCTCATTTAGTCTCTCCAGGCCACGGTGGGCTAGTCCATTTTACTGCAGGCAGATAGGCTTCAAGAGCGCCTTCTGCATCGTGGTATTCTTCGATAGCTTTTTCCCAACGATCCATAACTTCTTCGGGAACGTCCGCATCAATGTAGCTATGTGGGTAGTATTCCTTAAACTCTTTGTCAACCCAAAGCTGACTTTCATCGATATACCCCATGTGAATACGGACCTTCACTTTGCCTCTCCCCACGATGGGCCGACACCGATATCGACTTTGAAAGGAATCGTCCAGCCTAGTTCATCCTTCGGACGAGTAATCATAACTTGCTCGCAGATCTGTTTGTACTCATCGATATAGGACTCCTTTACATTGGCGACGATGTTATCGTGAACGGTGATTGTGACCTCCGCTTGCTTAGGATCGATCTCGTTCAATAGAACGATAACTGAACGCAGCGTAAGGATACCGCCCGTGGCTTGGGGTTTGAAGTTCACGGCTTCACGTATGGACGAATTAAGGTTCTCTCGCGTAAGTAGATGGAATCGCCGTTTGTTGCCGTATGGTGAGACAACCGCTCCTGTGCGCATTTCGGCAGTGATATCTTGCTTCCACCGTTTGACACCAGTAAAGAACGTCCACCACCACTGAATGAACTTCTCTGCCTCTGACTCTGGTATCTCATGCTTCTCTTGGAAGGTTGCTGCTGTCTGTCCATAGGCAACACCGAAGTTCATGTTCTTAGCGCGTGATCGATTCTCGCTCGTAAATCCCTCACCATAGAATCTGGCTGCAGCTTCCGAGTGGAGATCGAGATCCTCTTCGTAGATGCGTAGGAGTTCTTGGTCTTGTGATAGCCAAGCGATACATCGAAGTTCAGCTTGGGAATAGTCAGCCTGTACAATCTTTCGTCCCTTCGTCGCCAAGAAAAGACGCCGAATATCGGGGAAGCCTGGTTTGGTACGAGTAATGTTTTGAAGGTTCGGATTTCTTGACGATGTCCTACCGGACGTTGTACTGTGTAATAGGATATCGGTATATACTTTCGAATCGGGATCATTCATTGCCCTTTCAGCGAGCGGCAGGAGATAGGTATCTGCCTGCTTACTTAGTTGTCGGAACTTTCTAAGTTCAATAGCAAAATTGACAATATTCCAATGATCTTGGGTACCCTCTTCGAATCCTGCTCTGTTAGTGAACCTACCCGCGATAATCTCATTAAGTGCTGATACATCGACGGAGCGGGCTTTGTCGGGTCGATTTTGCATATCATGCGAGATCTTCCAATCATCATAAAAGAGAACCGCATTCTGCTGTGGGGATCTTGGGTTGTAAATCGGGTTGTCGAGAAGCTTGCGAAGTGAGTTGGTTAGTTTATGGAGTTCGGGGTTAACCTCAAACTCCATTACATCTAAGGACTCTCGGTGATCGTAGCGGAATCCTGTGAGTTCGATTCTTGTGCAAGCTTCAGAACCTTCGAGTAATACGCTTCTGTAATAAGATTCAACTCCTTCAGATTCGATTCGTTCACTAAGAAGCGTATGGAGTTGATATGTGCCAGCAGCATCCCTCCCGGCGTACTCGTAAAGCTCTTCGTAATTGCTAGCAATGCCGGTTTTCTTGAAGTCTTTGACTGACTCAGGCTCATAGTCGGGCCATCCGAATTCCTCTGATAGAAGGTACTCTAGTTTGTGGTATCCACCATGCCACTTCTCTGTCTGTCCTGAGCGTTCATCACAGGCATACGACATGAGCATGGTGTCTTCATCTACTCTGGCTTGGATTCCGTAGGTGGCGCGGAAAATCTTTGTGTCGAATTTTCCGTTGTGCCAGATGAACTGATAGTCAAGACTTTCGAAGAAGGGTCGTAAGCAATCGTCAATGAACTTTCGGTCTTCGTAGATGTTATTACGCTCGCCAATAACTGTTGCAGTACCCGGTCCAGTTGCGAATTGCATGCAGACAATATTTGCCCTATGGGTAAGACCTCCTCTAGATTCGATATCTGCTGCAACAAGGCCGGGTTTGATGCTCTTAATGAAGCTGATGGCTGTATCGACATCTTCTATTACCTCGACTATTGGCAGGGGGGGGTCGGGGGTCGGATTGAACGCTCGTTTGAAGTCTTTACGTAGGTTGGGAAATGTGGAATCGTCTCGTAGTACGAGCGCGGGATTGTTACTCGCAATGAAGACTCTCTCGTTCCTTTCGATTCTATGACCTCTATATCTGTCAATTGCCCCTCGGCCAACCAAGAGATTAACTGCTTCGCTTCCGCAGGCAATAACAAGATCCACATTCGCATTGTCGAGTTCGGCTTGGAGACGCGGAGCGCAAGCCTTGATCGCTTCTCCTGGGACTTTTCCTTCATCGGGCGCGCATAGTACAACATTCGTGAGAAGAACTTCATTGACATCAACACCTTGTTCTTTGAGTAGATGCTTTAGTACATCGCCCGATTTGCCGCTGAAGGGCTTACCCATCTTTGCTTCCATGTAGCCCGGTGAGCGAGCCACAACAGCGGCAATCGGATTCTTAGGAATGATGCTCTTAGCACACGGCTTGTCGAATAGAGGGCACGACCAACACTCCGCATGCGGAGCTTTCGGTTCAATCGGTGTGCTAGTTAGCGCCATTAGTCAGATCACGTACCTGTACACGAAGCTTTGAACGTTCTTTCTTTAGCTGCTTGATTGTTCTGCGTTGATAGTCGATGATGTCAGCGAGGGAATCAAGGGCGGCTTGAGCTTCACTGCTCAATCCCCACGGTGTTTCCCTCACCGTCGTCAAATGTTTATCTACAGTCTTGCTAGCCATGCCGCGAATTGGAATACACTAACAATCAACACAACTACAATGATAATTGCCGGAATCATCCCTGAGCCTCAATACCACAAGCAACCAACTTGCCATTCTTATAGATTGCATGCGTGCCCTTTGCGCAACCACAAACCTTCTTGGTCTTGTACTTATAGACAACGACCTTCTTGGTCTTGTACTTGATAACGGTCTTGTAGCGAATCTTCTCTTTGACGATGACCTTCGGAGGAGTCTGACATTGTCCATTTACAAGACTTGCACCAGGGCCGCATTCGATAACGATTTTTTGACAAACGAGAGGATTCGTATTTGGCATTGCTGTCGTTCCATCGGGGCATGTCGGAGGGGGAACGGGAGTAGGCGGTGTCAATGGCATACAAGATGAATCATTGCCTGGTTGTCCGTCTTGTCCACCAGGAGCAGTACCCTCTGGACAAGTTGGTGGCGGCGGTGTACCGCCACATCGAACATCGTCAGCAGCATCAGCAGAACCTCCACCATCTGCAGTCCAAGCTGTATGTGCAGTGACAGAATGATTACCAGTAAGATTGATTGCTACTGACTTTGAATCGCTCGGCCCTGTCACACTGAAGTTACCGCTAGCTACCGTCGAACCATCTACCTTGACAGAGTAACTAGCAGAAGACGACCCCTGTGGGAAGCTTGCATAATTAAAGCGAACATTGTTACAGTCAATCGAAATCTGTGCGGTATGTGCCGTCGCGTTTGAAAGATACATAAGTGCAACTACCATAGACACAAGCAAAAACGAAATGGGATATCTAAGCTTCATGTTTCTCCTCTCATTGGATTTGACTCTGCTATCCGATCTGCCAGTGCAATTAGAGTCTCTGGGCCTCCGTAGCTCCACCGATGTACATTGCAGAGACGTATAGCAGCAGACTGTAGAGTTTCGAACTGTTCTTCTAGTCGCTTCAACGCATCCAGCGCCCCGTAGGTGTTCTCCCGCTCGTATCTTCCGTAGCGGTTTACACCATTAGCACGCAGCGTGTCGCGAACCTCTGCGATGTCATCCTGCGTTGTCATACCATGATGGGTGGTCGAACGACTTTGATGAAGTCAGGACGGTAGAATAGATTCTCTTGTACAGGGCCAGCTTCGGAACCGAACGATGACCACTCGGATGTATCTGCACTACCAGCTTTCTTGCAGATAGTCACATGCCCATCGTAGTGTGCAAGATCACCGACAACATAGTTACCACTAGTGACTCTTGTATGACCGTCAAGATTGTCTCCTGTATTGCCGTATCCAGAGTATCGATATCCAGAAGGATCGGTAACATTGAGTCCTGTTTCTTGACGTGCCCAATAGTAGACCATGATGACATATCCACTGCAATCCCCGAAATGTGTAGCTTCGGGATCAAGTCCTAGACCTCTGAACGGACGAGACTGCGTGTAGTGCCACAGTGATTCATGTGCTTCTGCACGATTACAGAAATCAGTCATTGCAGCACGAATCTTGTCGTACTTCGCATTGTCAGATAGCTCGTATGCTGCCGCTGCAATCTCTTTCACTGACGTTGCATCAAGAATGTGCTGACCCTTGTTCGGTCCAGTTGGAATGAGAATCTTCCGCATAAGTTGGTAAGTAGCATCGTTAAGAACGCCTGTCTCTGGAATTCCTTCCTGACGCTGAAGTCCTCTAAGACCAGATTCACCAACTTGACCAGTACCTTTACCCATAGCAATCATTTCGTTGTAGCGGTTGTCCCAATTCGTCGGCTCCCACGGCAACCAACGCTGAGCCTTCGAAACCATACGCTTCATTGCAATGACATCGTGACCCGTCATAACGACTCCACCATTCTTTGACGGTGGCTTTAGGTCACGTGGTAGATGTGCAGGGCCAACTGCTTTACCCTTTGGATATGGTTTCTTGTACCACGGTATTTCTGGCACTGATGCCTCCTTGCAGGCTTGATAGCCAGTTGCGGTAGGTGACCAAAGTGGTGCAGTATGGTTCGCCATTATAATGTCGCCAGTAAAGAGGGAATATGGCGCGACTAGTGGAAAGTCTGTAGGCTTCATTCCCCCGTATGTTCCATATGTCATGTAGACACATTTGGCTCCTCTGCTCCACCACTTGTTGCGGGTAGGAATAGGCTCATAGCCCGGTGCCTCAACCGGAAAAATCTGTACGAGGATAGGTATGTCACCAATGACAGACCAATCGATACTATCGAAGGGATTGGACTGCATGGAGATAGCACAGTCTCTAGTACCAATGCTCTTGACGATGTAGTCCAGTGCAGCCTGATTGCCATCTAGCTCAACTTCACTGTTGATGATACCGGGACTATTCCAGGCATCGGCAGTGTGAATGATGAGATCTACTATCCCTGGAAGGAATACATGTCTGTCAGGTGCAGTAGTTCTACCCCAAGGCCCACAGAAAAGTTCATGATAAATTGCGCGTGTTCGAACACTTGTCCACTCGTTAGGCGCGTAATCTCTAACGTTGCAGAACACACCCTTGACCCACGGACAGTTTTGTTTGAGCCATGCTATATCCTCAACGCCGCCAGCAGGGTTGTTGAGAAATAGGAAACAGCTATCGAAGGCTGTCATTCAACATCCTCCTGATATGTTCAAGAGCTTCCAAAGCTTCATCCCTTGTGGGGGCTTGATAGGAACGGCTTGGTGCGTACTCAGGGACGCATTCCTTGATTACCCACTCCAGTATGTAGAAGGGATCATATTTGATTTCGGTAGTTTCAAGCGCCATTGTACCACGCCCTTACGATTTGCCTACCATTGACCAAAAGAACTTGACTTTCCGGAGATTCAAAGGCATTGCAGTTCCATGATCGTTCAAAGATGATATTCGAATGTGGAGGAAATTTATACCTAGCGAAGTTAACTGCCGTTTCCTCGAAACACCAAACTGTCTCGCCAGTGACAAGTTTGAACATCACTGCATCAGGTCTAGTCTGTGGATAAAGTGCATGAGAACCACGGTCACGTGTGACTTGTGACATCAATCTTGGATCGGGATCTGGTGGTCTACTCATTCGAACCTCGGTTCTACGACGACGGTAACTTTGCCAGCGCGTGTGTGTCGAATACCAACCGCCCCACAGCCGCTAAAAGGCATGCCTGTGATTGATTGGCAATAGCAGAAGAGTATCCGCTTCTCTGATCCAGATACCCAAGCGACCTCCTTCCAGTTCGGCTTGTGGTTCTCTGGATCAATAGGTACATGCCTACCTACTCCTCGCTTACGCTTACTCTTGTTGTGCTTTTCAAAACCATCCGACATTACTTGCTTGCGCCAGTCTTTCCATTCCTGTGAGACTACCCACCGTTGCTTTACTCGGTCGTATTCGTGTTTTACTGGTTCAGCCATCTACCTATCATCGCCTGAACCAGTAAGAACGCCTCGCTCTTGTCGCGATGCAAGCTTCGATAGATTGTAGTCGAGGATGTCATTCGTCTTAAAGCCAAGCTCAGTTGCAATCTGCGAAAGGTACCAATGGCAATCACCTAGTTCTTTGAATAGCTTGTCTTTCATTTCCTGAGTGACTTCGCCGTATGAATCACGAATCACTTTCTTTACGTTGTTGGCTAGCTCGCCTGCCTCACCATTGAGTCCGAGTACGCAGTAGGAAAGATTTGCCCACTTCTCCAGGTGGATTCCTCCCTGCATTGACTTGCGCACTCCGTCACGGTAGATCGCTGTATGCTCAGTGCCAAGCTGATATTCAGATACGAGTAATTCGCCCACTTGTCACATCCTCCATGAATTTATCGACATCTTGATACAAGGATTCGATGGTTGAGTCGTTATCAATCCAAGCGTCGATTAGATCTTCTGGTAGACCCTCTTCAGATGCATGCCCGTCAGAGACATAGCCTGGACGAGTAACTTCAACTATCCAACCACCTTCGACTAGAACTTGTCGTGCCTCGTTTTCAAATCTAACATCGGTAACCACAATAGGTCGGTACTCTGATGACATCATCTGCAAGTCACGAATCGTATCGACCCATTGATCTAGCCAGAAGTCTTGCCCAAACGTGTCTCGCGCCATTTCGGTGCCGAAGCGTTGTAGGAATTCACGCCATGAGAAAGACCATTGAGTAGTGCCGACTTGAAGGATCACTTCGGCTAGCGGAATCTCTGAGTCACTCTTT